CGCTTGAAGCCGATCATGCCCACCTGGAACTTCTCGGCGTAACGCTCACGCAGGGTCATAACCTCAAAGCCGCGAACTTTGCGAACCAAGAACTTAGACATGTCGCCGAAGATAATCGGCTTTGCGCTCGCGGCAGAATCTGCCATTGCCTGGTTGACGCTGTACGGCTTGCCCTGGAACGTGTCTGGCTCACCTGAACGAACGTCGCCCATCTGCCACAGGTAGTTGTCTTGGCCGTCCTTCAGCTTCCGAATAGCAGCCAGAGTGGTGTCGTTAAACATCCAGCGGCAACGCGGGGACTGGCGGTAGGCGGGATCAACGGAGTGAAAGAAGTCAACCAGTTCATCAGCCGTGAAAGCTGTGGTGCCGGCAGTTGTTTTGCCCGTACTGGAGGCGGTTACGATGCCGTTCGGCTGGCCGGTGCCGGTGCCGGTAGTTAGAACCTCGTTAGCGGTGCGGCCAAGGCGCTCACCGAAAAGCTCAGTCATCAGCGCTTCAATGTTGAAATCTGAATCCTGAAGCAGCTCCAGGGGAACCTTTACCATGCCGGTGTCGTAGATGAAGGCGTTGAACATCTTCTCGCCGAACACAACGTCATCGGAGCCGTCGTCATCCACCGCGTCGTTCTCGGCCTTCAGGCTGCCACGACTCGCGGTGTCGTCAACGGTCGGGTAGGGCAGAGGGTTGCCGGTAGCAGTATTCAGCTCCTGAACAATGCCGCCATCCCACATAGGGCCCCACATTGCCAGCGCTTTGTCGATTGTGCCGGCAAATCCTTCAGGGACGGTGTAGCCACCAGCGGAATCAGTGCCGGTTGATTGTGCGCGCGATTCCTGTGGCAGATTGGCGCGGCCGGACATAAGTACGTCTCGCTCCTCACGCTCCAGGCTAGCAGGGCCAAATCGCAGGGACTTGGTGAACACTTCCTTGTACTCGGGGGTTTTCTGGCGGTCTTCGGCCGCGGCACGCTGCTCTTCCTGGTCAGGCGCGGGGCGTCGTGAGTCGCCAGCATTGGCGCGCTTTTCTGCTTCCGCCAGCTTTTCTTCGCGCTCGGCCCGCTCGCCCAGCTTGTCGTGGTCAGCCATGATGGTATCAAAGCGACCTTCGATTTCTTTCGCTTCGGTGTCGGTGGTTTTTTCGTTGATCTTGTCAAATTCAGCGCGGGCGTCAGTGGCCAGTTTAGCCATGCGGTCCCGCAGTTCGATCAGCTTAGACATATTAATTTCCTGTCGTCTTGTTGCCTTGCCCAAGGGCAAAGATGGGCACCAGGAGCGGGAACCGCTACTTGGCTGCTGACCCAAGGGCCAGTTTCATGTGAAGCCGCGACCGTGTGACCGTGGCTGTGCGTTCTGCTTCTTGCTGTGCCTGGCGATGCTCCTGCAGGCTTCGAAGTCCAATATCTGTCCCGCCGTAGGCTGGGCTGGTGACAATCGAAACGTCAGATAAAGCGGCTTGGCGGATAGTGCGTAAAGGGGTTTCCTCGCTATCGTCCCATTCCTGAACTTCTGGGAAGAAAGCAAAGCTCATCTTGTCCAGATCGCCGCGTTTCATCTTCGGAACGATAGAGCGAACGTCCGGATCCTCCGGGTCAAGTTCGGTTTCCATGTACAGGCCACTACTGTCTTCGCGGAGCGTCAGCGTGCCGGATCTGGTGCGAGCCATCGGAAGCCCTGCATGGTTAATCAGGAACACAACATCGTCCCGCCCAATGGCATCCCGGAATGCCCCGGGGGCAATAACCTCACGGAACATTCCACCGATATCAGCTTCTTCATTGAATACAGCGGCGTAGCCAGAAACCTTGATTGCTTCGCCATCCATTCGAATTTCAACCGGCTTACCGGCCCTGACTTCATGTTTCATTGTTGGCTCCCTCTGGCGCGGGCGGCGCGATAGGTTGGGAACCCAGGGGCACGGTTGCACCCTGGATCATTAGCTTGTTGCCCTCGTCCATGTCCGGGCGGTTCTCTTGCCTGCGGGCTTCGTTCGGGGTCAGTACGCCGTTCTGTATGCCGGATGCGTAGCCATCCATGCGGGTCTTGAAGTCGCCGCGCAGAAGGCCGTCCAGGTTGAACTCGACATAGAATTCGTTGTTGAGCTTGCCGAACAGCTTCAGGTTCATCTCCTGTTCGGTCTGCTCCACCCATCGTTTTATGGTGTGCTTCACGAAGTGGAGGTCTTGCTGTTCGGTGTTGCTGAATGTGCCGTTGCTCAAGTCCTGCAGGAACGTTGGCGGCAGCGAATAGATGCGGGCGTATTCTTCAATCAGGAAGCGTTTCAGCTCGACCAGCTGGGACTTCTCGGGATCAATACCGATGCTCTTGATTTCGTGATTGGCTGGAAGCGAGATAGCGAGTCGGTTTTCTTTGGTTGCCGTGCGGATGGCGGCCTGCAAATCGTCTGACGATCTTTTGAGCGCGGCGCCTGACTCAAAGTTGCCGGTGATCATGAACGGAGGCACGCCGCCGTTCTGAAAAAGCTTTGAGCCGTACCGTGTGGCCGCCAGCCCCAAGCCGATGGTGTCAGCGTTGCTCAGTATTGGGCTGCGGCAAGTGATCATGTCTGAGTGCAGGCTGAATGGAATATCAATGATCTCGTTGGCCGCATAGACAATCTCGTTCCGGCCCCGCTCTTTGTATCGATAGACCTTGCGCCCGCCGCGCATTTCGATCTTTACAATCTCCGGGTTCAGCGGCCACAAGTTGATGATTCTGCCGGCGGCGTTACGCTCAATGAAGGTGAGGGATCGGCCGCCAGTGAACACCTGCTCATAGGAATACTTTCTGGCGTCGAAGCTGCTTGTCTCATCGTTCCATGAGTCATGGAGAATAGTGGCCAGCGTGCTGCCTACCTTCTGCCTGCCTTCGGCCGTTTTCTGGTAAAGGTTCAGGGGCAGGCCCGCCATAGTGCCGCTGATGAAGTTCACCGCTGCCCATATCGCCGGCACACCCATGGCCTTTTCGATGGTGACGGTGACGCCTGATGCGCTCAGGCCGCCTGACACGTTCAGGAAATCAATGATGGCCTCGGAGGAAATAGGGACGCGCGGATCTTCAATGCCAGACCGCTCCTCTGGCGCTTTTCTATTTCGATTCCAGAAAGCCATAGTTAATCCAGTATTGAGAAGTTTTCGTTTTCCCAGGGAGACGCCGGGTTCTGATCTTCGCCGCGGAGAATGCCGCGGCTCAGCGCCATGATTGTCGCGACAACGCCATCGATCTTGTTCTCAGGGCGCTCTTTGTTCGGGTAGATGTTGTCTTTCGCGTCTATCTTCGCGACTACGTTGGAGACCATCCAAGTGAGTACAGGACAGTTGCCGTGGGCCAGCCTGCCTTCCAGTACCAGCTTCTCCATTTCCTTCATGGGCTCGCTGATGTTCTGAACGGTTTGGCGAACCTCTACCATCGGCAGGCCTTCGGCTTCCATCTCCTGAGCCAGCTGGGTGGCCTGCCACGGGTCGTAGGGCACCTGCTCAAGATCGAAGCGGCCGGCGAATTCCCGGAGGTCGTCCTTGATTACTTCGTACTCGATAACCTCACCATCCGTGAGGGTCATCAGGCCCAGGCTGTTGAACTCCATGTAACGCATTGAGTTGCTGTCCATGTGCTCCAGCACCCGGGCTTCTGGCAGGTAGTACCGGCCATGCAAGTGCCAGTTCGGGTCGCCTTCAATCGGCGGGAACAGGAGCAGGGTGGCGGCAACGTCTATCTTGCTGGCCAGGTCCAGTCCAACAATGCAGCGCCGGCCTTCCAGTTCGCTGAGTGACTTTCGCTCTGGCTGGTTCTGCCACTTGAGCATGTTCATCCAGGCTGATTTCGCGCCCACCCATTCGTTCAGGTGCTTGGTGCGGAAGGTCGATTGCTTGGACGCGGACTGCATGGCCTCGCGCTGGCGCGATAACAGGAAGTCTCCGGAAATGGATATGCCGTAATTCGGGTTGGCTTTGCGCAGTACGTTTTCGTCTGCCCAGTCATCCCCTTTGTCGATCGTGTAGAGCATGGCCCACAGATCATCACGCTGGATGGCGCCCTCGAGCATTCGCTCACAGTCCCTGACCAGTTGATGACAGGGTCCGCCGATACTGGATCCAGCGGTGGTGATCACCAGCATCAGCGGTTGCTCGCGGGCGCCCATGCCGGTCTCCATCGTGTCGAACAGAGTCGATTCCTGGTGCTCGTGATATTCATCCACAATCGCGCAGTTGGGAGACGAGCCATCACCGGGCTTTCCGATCACCGGCTCGAACCGGCTGCCGTCTTCCATGCGCACCAGGTTGCCGGCGTTAACATCGATGCCGAAGTGTTCGCGCAGAGCCGGGGTGCGCTCTGCCATGAGCTTCGCGGGGCGGAACACCTCCCACGCCTGCCTCTCGGTGGTGGCTCCGGAGTAAACTTCTGCACCGAATTCGCCATCTGCTGAGAACATGTAGAGGCCAAGGCCGCCGCCGATGATGCTTTTACCGTTCTTCCTGGGAACAAAAACTATCACTGTGCGGAAGCGCCGGGTTCGGTCCTTCTTGCGAATCCAGCCGAACGGTACGCAGATAGCGAACAGCTGCCAGGGCTCCAGCGTTATGGTCTCGCGCTTGCTGGCCCACTTTCCCTTTGTGTGGGGCAGCAGCTGCATGAACTTGGCGACCTTCTCCGCCAGCGCTGGCTCAAACCTGTAGGGGTAGGCCCGGGTACGGCTGGACTTCTTGTCATCGAAGTGGCGGCGGCAGGCCAGCTTTATCCACTTGCAGGCCGGGATCTTCCCCGCATTCACCTGGCGGGCGTAATCCTCCGCCCGTTTTACCAGCGGATACTTCTTTGCCGTCGTCATTAAAGTCCAGCGAACGGGTTACCCTGGGGCTTTTTCTGCGCAGGGCCAGCAACTTTGGCGCGATCCGCCGGCGTCATTCCGAACTTTCCGAGCAGAGCCTCAAGCCTCACCAGCTTGGCCGCGGGGAATTCAACCGGGTCCAGTCGGAACTGGTTGAGCAGAGCGCAACAGATTTCCAAACCAACCCGGTCAGCCTCAGTCAGCACGTTCTTTGGCGCAGCCTTGACGATCTCTTTCCAGATTTCTTGCTGAGCTTCGGGCATGTGCGCCGGGCATGATTTCAGCTTGCCGGTGTCCGGATCTTCCCGCTCGCGCTGGGGGTTCTTGTCGAACGCTCCATTCATTTTCAGCACGTTGGTCGGGGTTCTCGGGCGGGCCATTTCAAAACCTGAATTTTGTGGACGTAAAAAAGTGACCTGAGTCGGAGA